CGTAGGCGACGATGCAAACTTTTTCTCTACAGTAACAACAAATATTGCAACTGCTAAGTCAGAGGCTATTTCTGCAGCCTCAGCAGATGCTACTTCAAAGGCTAACGCAGCAAAGACTGCTGCAGAAGCAACAGCCTCAGCAGATGCTACTTCAAAGGCTAACGCAGCAAAGACTGCTGCAGAAGCAACAGCCTCAGCAGATGCTACTGCAAAGGTAGCAGCAGAGACAACTGCTCGTAATGCAGCACTTGATCTAAAAGCACCAAAGGATTCACCAACATTTACTGGTACAGTAGTTCTTCCAGCAGTTACTGCAGATGGAAGTATTGTCCCTTCTACAGATAACGTATACGACCTAGGATCTCCTACAAAGATGTGGAAAGATATCTACGTAGGTCCAGGATCACTTTATGTTAATGGTCAGAAGGTTATTCAGGATGAATCAGGAGCAATTGTTGTTTCTGCGGATGTTGACGAAAACCTAGGACTAAGAACAAGTGGAAGCGGTAACATTGAACTAGATCCAACAGGAACTGGTTCTGTTCTTGTTAAGGGACCTATGGTCGTTGAAGCGGGAGCAAACTTCTCAAGCGCAGACGGAAATGGAATTACTTTTAGTAACGGCATTAAGTCTGACAGTATTACAAGCAAAACATTAAACACAGACCTATCTCTATCAGGAAATGGTACAGGAAAAGTTTACTTAAACGATAATACAGAAGTAAATGGAAACCTTACCGTTGTTGGAAATCTAAATGTTGGTGGAACAGTTACAACAATAAACAGCGAGACAATTTCTTTGGCTGATAACATTATTGACTTAAACAGCAACTTCACAAGCGGAACTCCAAGCGAAAACTCTGGAATAAGGGTTGTTCGTGGAGATGAATCAAATGTTCAAGTTCGTTGGAATGAGTCTACAGATAAGTGGCAGTTTACAAACGATGGCGCAAATTTCTTTGACATCGCTCCAGTACAGTCACCAACATTTACAGGAGTTCCTGCAGCACCAACTGCTTCAGTCGGAACTGACACAACACAAGTTGCTACAACAGCATTTGTTAAGGCAGCAATAGAAAATATTTCAAGTCTAAACCTTGTCCTTGATGGCGGGGGAGTTTAAAATAATGAAAGAACTTAGTGGTATAATTACAAAGAATACGTACGCAACCCGTACTAAGGAGAACTAAATATGGCAACAAGAATGCAACAGCGCAGAGGGATAGCATCTCAATGGACGTCTGTAAACCCAGTACTAGCAGCAGGTGAAATCGGTTTTGAGACCGACACCAATAAGTTTAAGATGGGTAACGGAACATCTACATGGACCCAGTTAGTATATTTTGCTAACGCAAATGAACTTACAGCAGCGATCAACTCAGTTGTTGGCATGGCTCCAGAAACTCTAAATACTTTGTCAGAAATTGCAGATGCTTTAGGTGATGACCCTGATTTCTTAACACTGTATGCAACAAATGCAAAGGTTGATCTTGCTACACTTAACGGAGCATCATCTCTTCAACTTGTAAGCGATACACTCAGCACAGCACAAGTTACCCACGCAAACAAAACAACAGAGGTACACGGCATTGCAAACACAGCACTACTTGCAACAATGGCTTACGCTGATACAGCAGAAGCAGATGCAATTACAGCAGCAGGAATAGCAGCAGATACAAAGATTGCTACAGCAGTTGCAGCACTTGCAAAGTCTTCAGTAGGGCTTGCAAATGTTGATAATACTTCAGATCAGAACAAACCAGTCTCAGACGCACAAGAATCAGCAATCGCAACCGCAAAGTCTGAAGCAATTGCAGAGTCAGAAACTATCTCAAACTCTCATGTCTCAACACATAATGCTATTACGACAAATGTTCACGGTATTGCAGATACTTCACTTCTTGCAACAAAAGCGTATGCTGACACAGCAGAAACAGACGCAATCTTTGCAGCAGGACAAGCAGCAGATGCAAAGGTTTTGGCACATAATGATGAAACAACAAATGTTCATGGAATTTTAGACACATCAGAGTTAGTTACTAGCGCAGATCTTATAATTGCCCTAGATGGCGCTGCTGGTGAATATCCATCTCTTGCAGGCGAAGGTCTTGAGTGGGACGCAGTTAATGAGCAGTTTGATATTGATGAAACATTAATAGCAACTAGAGTTTACGCAGAAAACACAGCAGATACAAAGATTGCTACAGCAGTTGCAGCACTTACACCGTCTTCAGTTGGACTTACAAGTGTTGATAATACAGCAGACTTAGCAAAGCCAGTATCTACAGTACAGGCCACAGCAATTGCTACTGCTAAATCAGAGGCTATTACAGCAGCAGGAACAGCAGCAGATACAAAAATTTCTACACACAATACAGATACATCAGATGTACACGGAATTGCAGATACTTCACTTCTAGCACTTAAGTCAGAAGTTGCAGCAGTAACAAAGTCATCACTTGGTCTTGGAAATGTTGATAATACAGCAGACGCAGACAAGCCAGTATCTACAGCACAGTCTTCAGCAATTGCAACTGCAAAGTCAGAAGCAATCGCAGATGCAACATCACAGGTTAATGCACTACTAACAGGAGCCCCAGCAGCCCTCAACACACTTGATGAACTTGCTGCAGCACTTGGTGATGACGCAAACTTTGCAGCATCAGTAACAACTAGCCTTGGACTTAAGGTAGATTCCTTAACACCAATTTCACAAAAGACACAATCATACACACTTTCATCACTAACTGAAAGAGACGATTTAATTGAAATAGGATCTTCATATCAGTGCACACTTACAGTTCCACCAGAATCAGCAGTTAATTTCCCAATTGGAACCTCTATCGATGTTCTTCAAACAGGAACAGGACAGGTTACAATTGCTGCAGGTGCAGGAGTAACTGTTAATGCAACACCAGGTTTAAAGTTGCGTACACAATGGTCTGGAGTTACTCTTTTCAAGAGAGCAGCAGATACTTGGGTAGTATACGGCGACCTAACAGCATAAAAAATTTAAATAGGAAAAAGGAGATATACAAATGGCAGTTAATAAGAATATAGGTGGAAGATCCCAAGCAGCAAACGACTTCTTAGAGCCACAAGCACCAATAAATGTTGTTCTAACAGATGTTGGAACAAACAGACCATATAATAATGGTGCCGTATCAGTTGCATTTGCACTGCCAGCAGACTCTCCTCAAGCAACATCCTACACAGTAACACTCAGTAGCGGACAAAGCAATACTGGGTCTTCTTCTCCTATAACCGTTACAGGAATTAATTCTTCAGCATCAGTTACTGCAACAGTTACTGCAACGAATTCTTATGGAACATCTCCAGCATCTTCTACATCTTCTGCAGTAACAGTAACTACAGTTCCAGCAACACCTGGGGCACCATCAGCATCAACTCCTTCAGCAGGAACAGACTATGTTTCATGGACAGCACCAGATAATGGTGGTAAAGCAATTACTAACTATCGTTGGACATCCGATGATGGTAAAGCAGGAGATACTTCTTCAACTGCAGTAAATGTTGGTCAAGAGCAGGGATCAGCACAGACATATAATGTTTATGCTACCAATGCTAATGGAAACTCAGGAACATCCTCTTCATCAGGATCTGTTACTACAGCATTCTCGTTTGCACCGTTTGGCGCTTTTGGTTTCGTACCAGCACCTACACCAGTACCAGTTGTAAACTGTAATGAGTGTCTTAGTTATGAGCCATCTGATGGTTCTTATGGATTAACACAAAACAATGGATCATGTCCTTCAGGTACAATAACTTACAGAATGTGTCGTACTCCAGCATCTTGTCCAGATCAACAGCAGTTTGGGCCTTGCGTTCCACCAGCACCTACACCAGTTCCAACACCAGTTCCAACACCAGCACTTGACTGTGTAACATGCGTAAACGGTACATATACAGGTGGTTGTCCAAGTGGACAGACAGGTAGTATAACCTATTGCAGAACTGCAGCAGCATGTCCAGACTACGAACAAAGCCGTAACTGTGTAGCAGCACCAACACCAGTACCTGTACTAGACTGTACAACCTGTGTTTATGGTACTACAAATCCCGCTTGCCCTTCTGGACAGGTTGGTTCTCGCACCCGTTGCATTACAAATGCAGGATGCCCTGATTATGATATTTCTAATACATGCGCTACCCCATTCGGAGCCTTTGGAGCCTTCGGAGCCTTTGGAGCCTTCGGAGCCTTCGGAGCCTTTGGTGCCTTTGGTGCCTTTGGTGCCTTCGGTGCTTTTGGAGCATTCGGAGCCTTCGGTGCTTTTGGAGCATTCGGAGCATTCGGAGCATATTCATTCGGTGCAAAGTCTGTAAGTGTAGACACTTTGGTTTTGACTACAAATGGATATACTCAAGCAGCAAACCTTAAGGTAGGAGATGTTCTTGTTTCTACAGAAATCCCTGGCTTGGGAATGAACTTCACAATGGAAGATGTTCAAAATTGGTCGGGAAATCCAGAAGGACTTGCCATGGTTCCTGATAAAGAAACAACAATCATGCATATAGGAACTTCTACAGCAGAAGAGTCTGTATCAGTAAATGGTGAATTCTACTCAGGATCTCACTACATGCTGGTAAAGAGAGATGGAGAGGCTAAAATGATTGCTTCTATAGATCTTTTAAATACAGATGAGTTATGGTCTACAGACACAAACACTTGGACTGCTATCACTGAATTAACTATCGCATACCTGCCTCATCAGGTTGTTTCTATCAACTGTGAGCCTTACGACATGTTCTACACAGATCACTTCTTGGTCTATGACGGCTATCAAACAGCAGAATAGTTTGATATGTTTGACCTTGTAGACACATCTAATTTTAAGGTTGAGTATCCAGAAGCACTTTCTGGAGCCTGGGTTTATTATGTATTCTTCAAAAACCATGAAACTTTAGATGGCTTGATTTGCGGATACTTCAATGATAAACATCCAAGTGGGTCCGTATATGTAGGAGATTATGTTTTAAATGATTATCCAGATGTTTACGGAACATGGAAAAAAGACAACGAATCTGGAAGCAATATTATGGATAGAATTGCAGTATCTCCAATTCTTAGGAAAAAGGGTATAGGCAGCGCAGCACTTTATTACGGGGCAACTTTATTAGAACACCTTTACGACAAAAAATTTGATCATGCATACGGCTCTAGTATTGGGAACAGGGTCTACCACTCTGCTTTTAATGTTGTCCAAACCGTTGACGATACCCCAATAGAAAAAGGAGCAGACTTAAAAGAAGAATTTTTTGATCAGCCACTGTATCCTAATGTATTTTTTGGCAGGAAGGTGTCAAAATGATAGACTATATTTTTTATAAAATAGGCAATGATCTTAGTGGATTAATAAAAACATTGACACAGGAAATATGCAAAGAGAATAATATAAATTATAACAAACAAAATTACAAGGTTTTGCTTTCTAGTGAAAAAGTGTTTGCTAAAAATAATGATGTAAGGTTTACATCTGGATCAAAAAAATATTTATGTTTTTATGGAAAAGCATATTTAAATAATGCAGGAAACATTGTTGAAAACATATATACAACTGGTGGTTTAGTAACAATTGAGCCACAAAATAATAGCCTGTTAATTATGTGTGGGGGTGTAGAAAATTCAACAGTTGTAGAAAATACTGAAGAACTGTTGCACTTCTATGTCGCACCAAGCCACATGCTAGAATTGCAGGATCCTAAATTGTGGCAATTCCTTTAATATGATATAATAAAACTAACGAAAGGCTTATATGAATACTATTAGATTTCTTCAGATGTATCCAGCGCTGACAAACATTGTTCCAGAGCCAGAGCCAGGTACAAAAAATGTCCCTTCGTGGTATAAAGAGCAGCCAGCAATTGCAGGAGGAAGCGATATTCCTGATAGAGGAGTAATGAGACTTACTGTAAAAAAATGTCAGGCTTTTTTTGATGCTATGGCAATGGGCTACATATTAAAAGTTCCATGCGATATCTATATAGATACAACTGATGGAGAGATTAATATCCAACTTCCTATTCATATGAATAAGTATTATACCCTGTTGATAAGTGAGCATGTTGCTGAGCAAGTATCTCATTTGCCTATAGATCAAGACATATATTGCAATAAGATATTAAGAATTCATCCTACCTGGATGGTACAAACTGATAAAGGTTACAGTACATTCTTTACAAACCCAATCCATCAGCCAGTCTCACCACTAAAGGCTATTGATGCAGTCGTTGATACTGATAACTATTTCACTGATGGACATCTTTCGTTTTTAGTAAAAAAGAATTTTAAAGGAACTATAAAGCAAGGAACTCCAATGTTTCAGGTTTTTCCATTTAAGAGAGAAGACTGGACTATGGAATTAGATAAAAACTTCTCGGCAGCAAAAGTAGAAGAGCAAAGAGGAAGAGTTCGATCTAGTTTTCAAAATGGATATAGACTAAAGTTTTGGCAAAAGAAAACATATAAGTAAAACTGTCAACTCCAACTTTAGGTAGAGTTTTGCTTTTTATAAAACTCTGGTATACTTAAGTCTTAATCCGTTTTTGAAAGGACGATAAACATGTCAGATTTTTTTAGTTTTAAACTTCCAGAGGACTTCGTAGAAAAGTTTAAAAGCCAAGAAAGCCCATTTGGGTTTAAGGATGCAGCAGAAAATTCACTTGGAGAGATTACTTTTATTCGTACATATTCTCGCATGAAGGAAGATGGAACTAAAGAAAGATGGCACGAAGTTTGTCGTCGTGTAATCGAGGGTATGTATTCAGTTCAGAAGAATCATGCTAAAGAAAATCGTTTACCTTGGAATGATTACAAGGCTCAGAAGTCTGCACAAGAAGCATTCCAAAGAATGTTTGAATTAAAGTGGACACCACCAGGAAGAGGTATGTGGGCATTTGGAACTCCTATGGTAATGGAGAAAAAGAACTCAGCAGCATTACAAAATTGTGCAATGGTATCTACAAAGGACCTTGACAAAAATGATCCAGGAGCCCTATTTGCTTGGGTTATGGATGCTCTTATGCTTGGTATTGGTGTAGGGTTTGACACAGTGGGACAGGATAAGCATTTCTCAATCTATGCCCCAACAGAACCAGAACAGGTGTTCGAAATCCCAGACACTCGTGAAGGCTGGGTAGAGTCAGTCAGATTGCTTATCAACTCATACCTAAGAGCAAACCAAAGTATTCAGAAGTTTAACTATGATTTGATTAGACCCCTAGGAGCCCCTATTAAGGGCTTTGGAGGCGTTGCATCAGGACCTGCACCTCTTATCAAGTTGCACGACCACATAGACCGTGTAATAGGCTCCAGGACGGGTGAAACACTAGACTCTCGTGCTATCGTAGACCTTGTAAATCTTATTGGTACCTGTGTAGTATCAGGTAATGTTCGTAGATCAGCAACTCTTGCTTTGGGTAATGCGGGGGATGAAACATTTATGAATCTAAAGAACTCAGAGTTATTCCCAGAGCGTAACTCATTTGATCCAGAGAATCCAGGCTGGGCTTGGATGTCTAATAATTCTATTTCGGCAGAAGTAGGAACAAAGTACGAAGACTATGTAGATTTAGTTACAGAAAATGGAGAGCCAGGTTTTATCTGGCTTGATGTTGCTCGTAATTATGGCAGACTAAAGGATGCGCCAGATGGAAAAGACTATCGTGTGATGGGCTTTAATCCCTGTGCGGAGCAGCCATTGGAGTCATACGAATTATGTACACTTGTAGAAGTGCACTTGAATCGTCATGAATCTAAGGAAGACTTCCTGCGTACCCTGAAGTTTGCATACCTCTATGGAAAGACTGTAACACTTGTTCCAACACACTGGCCACAAACAAACGGTATCATGCAACGCAATCGTCGTATTGGTACATCACTAACAGGTATTGCATCATTTGCAGATCAAAAAGGTTTGCCAATTGTTCGTGAGTGGATGGACGAAGGATATAATAAGATCCGTCACTATGACCACCAATACTCTGAGTGGCTATGTGTTCGTGAGTCAATTCGTGTAACAACTGTAAAGCCTTCAGGATCAGTTTCAATTCTTTCTGGTGCAACTCCTGGAGTTCACTGGGGACCTGGAGGAAACTTCTTCCTTCGTGCCGTTCGATTTGGAACTACAGATCCAATGATCCATTTGTTTAAAGCAGCAGGGTACACAATTGAAGAGGATGTTGTATCAGCAAATACATCAGTAGTTTACTTCCCAATCAAGTCAGGTCATCCAAGATCTGAAAAGGATGTAACCCTATTTGAAAAGATTGCACTTGCTGCAACTGCTCAAAAGTATTGGTCTGACAATGGAGTATCTGTAACATTATCATTTGATAAGGAAACAGAATCAAAGCATATTGTTCCAGCACTTAATATGTACGAAGGACAATTAAAGGCTGTTTCATTCTTGCCAATGGGAAATACAGTTTATCCACAGCAGCCATATACTCAGATCACTGAGGAGCAATACGAGTCCTATATCGGTAAGTTAAAGCATATTGATTTTGCTGCAATTTACGACGGTGTGGATAATCTTGAGGCTCAAGGCGAAGCATACTGTACAACAGACTACTGTGAAATTAAAATAAACAAGTAGTCTTCTGTGGTAAAATAGACCTATAATGTCTACTTCATCAAACCTATATGCCGAAAAAGTCTTTGCTGAGCATCCGACTGGTCTATGGGCATTGGATGACAAAGCAGATTATGTTTCTTTAATCTCTGAGAATCAAAGAGTTTTGTCTAGTATTCCAAGATGGGAAATCTTTGGCGGAACGGTGGCTGCCTACCCAGAGTCTGTTGGAGAGCCATTTATTGGTAGTTATGTAGGAAGAGTTATAGCAGATCCAACACCTGATAAACAAAATGCATCAATAACATTAAGAAGTAAAGACATAATTGATTCGTCTTTATTAAATAAATATTTAAGAACTTTTTCTTTGGGTGCCTACGTGTATTCAGAAAGTTCTTATATATCTGGTTTTGAGATTGGGTATCAATATACAGATACCACAAGTGGTCAAGACATAGTTCATTTAAAAAATTTTGAGACAGTAATAAATAAAAGTTGGATTTTTATATCAGAAACATTTGATATCCCTGAAGATAAGTTTGGAATCAAACTTGTTATTAAAATTAATTTTGTAGGCAATGTAGAAAAAGAAAATGCATTTAGAATAAATGGAATAACTTTTGGACAATGGTCAGAAGAGTTTGCCTCAACATCTTTAGGAGTCATCCCAACAGATATTCCGTCAACCATATCAATTGCTCCACAAAAAGGAATTGTTGCTAAATGCTATGGACTTCAAGAGTTAGACGCATACTATCTTGCTTCTGGAAATATGCTAAAAGCAAAAAATTCTGGAATACCATTAGTTTATGGAACTTCTGGACACACAACTCTTTATGAAAATGGTGGCCTTCCATCTTTGATCGTTCCTGGTCTTGGAATGCTAAACAAGTCTGGACAGTACAAACAATATACTTTAGAGATGTGGTTAAGAATAAACTCTTATTCCAATGACACTAAAAGAATTATTGGGCCTTTAGGGTCTTCTGATGGAATATACGTAGATGGTCCATCAATAGGTTTGAAAATTGGAAATGAGTATAAGACTAATTATATTGGTGAGTGGACAAGACCAATGCTTGTTCATTTAAAAGTTGGAACAAATATTGCATCTCTTTTGATTAATGGAGAAGAGGTAATATCTATTCCTTATTCTCAAGCACTAGCAAGCCTTCCCTCAAAACTTAATAACGGAAAAGATCAAGACTGGATTGGTTTTTATGCTTACGAAGATATTTCTCCTATAGATATAGATTGCGTTGGAATTTACCCATATCTAGTTGCCAACCAAGTTGCAAAAAGAAGATATGTATTTGGACAAGGCGTTGAAATTCCAGAAAACATTAACGCATCATATAGCGGAACCTCTGTTACAGTTGATTACTCATTTGCAAACTACACAGGAAACTACTCTTATCCACAAACAGGTTCTTGGAATCAAGGATTTAGCGATAATATAGATACATCAAACAGGTCACTTTCTGTGATACGCCATCCACTGCCACAAGTTGTTCTTTCATCTAAGACCCAGTCAGAACTGTTTGAAGACAACAAGACCTCTAATCGTATAGAGGAAACAACAAGTTTCTTCTACGATACAAAAGATTATTTTTCACTTAAGCCAAACAACTCTTGGGACTCTGTTTCTGGATATCTTTTCTTTGAAAACTTTGATGTTTTAAAAACCCCTATATCAGCATTCTATGGATGCTTTCAGTTAAAAAATAACGCAACAACACCACAGATACTTTTTAGAATTGAAAAAGAAAACACTTCTAATTATTTTAAAATACAGGTAGAAAACAATACTTTAAAATATATAATAAATTCAAACGGAAAGTCTGAAACACTGTACTCTTCTGAAGTTTTAAATGAAAATGAGTTCTTTGAAGTAGGCTTAAACATTCCTAGGTTTGTAGAGATTTTTGGAAACCCTGTCTCAGAGTTTTTTGGATCTTTTGGAGATTTAAGAATGTATGTTGGTGGAGATAAAACTAACACAGCAACATTTACTGGCAAAATATATAATATTGGATTTGCAACAAAGTATAACTTTCAAAAAATTAAGAATTTATTTAATGAGATAGGAGTTCCAAAATTAAATGAAGACTTGTTTTTTGCTTATCAAAACAATCAACTAATAGATATTGATGCAGGTATTGATACTACCTCTTTGCCACCATACGGAGGTTTAACTGACGTTTCTCCAGGAGCGATTTCTGGAGGAGGGGTTGTGCTTTTAGAAGAAGACTTTTTAATTGAGCACACGGCAAGTTATACCTTGGTCCCAGACATTCTGTTTGACAAGTATACGCTTGCTATTGCATCAAATGCATATTGGGAAGACAACCTTCCACTTACATATTTTGCAGAATCTGTTTTGGATAAGAGAGGGGATCAGTATTTTGATCTTGATTTTATTCAGTTTAACTTTAATTATCCAATTCCAACAAAAACTATTGCAATAGAGACAGAACCAGTTGAGTGGACATATGCAGAACTTAACAACGAATACGGAAGTCCAATTCAAAGAGGCTATGACTCATTAGATAATTATTTGTTTACGGGATATAACGATTATGAAGATTTAAAAAATAAAATAGCAAAAGATTACAAGTATGATACAGATGGTTCACTAGTAAAAACATATGTTACTTTTCAATACACAGAACTTGGCGCAAACGCTACTTCTGAATATTTTACTAAAATAGAAAGACCAGCAAGGAATGGGGTTTTGATTCCAGGCACTGATTGGATGACAACAAAATATGAAGTAGTAGATAATATGATTATATATCCACCTTCAGGAGTTGACTTTAATGATTTATCAATAGTTACTCACATAGAAATTAATGTAAAAAATTCATTAGTTAACAACGTAAGTATTAAAAAAATGTCTTATGCTTCGCAATCATTAAACGAATCAAATGCAAGCCCTATCGGAACAAGATTTGGAACCCCAATTTATCCATACACAAAGTCTGGAATTTATTATGACTTTAAAAAGAACAATCCTTTTTCAATATACAGCGCATCATCTCCTTATTTATATTTAACCAAGACAAGTGGAATACAATTAAGAGGAACTTACGATCCACTAATTAATAGAGGATTGTTGATTCCTGTAAACACAAGCAGGGCGGATGGCTTTAAAGTTATTGCTATGCAACTTGCCATTAGGTTTGATGGAGACTATTTTCCATACGCACCAACAGAAATTTTTGAGGTAGAAAGTAAGGGGTCATACATAAAGTTCTACTTAGTTGCATGTGATCCTACTGGCAGAAGAGCAAAGATATATGCAATTGATACAAAGACTGGTCTTGTGCAAAATGGAATTGGATTCTATTGGAATGGAAAAGTTGTAAAAGAGCCAGTTGTAACCTTACAAGACTGGGGCTTCTTGGGTATTAACTTCTCAGATATCTTAGATTTTTCATATTTCGAGGGAGCCATTAGACTAACAGGGCCATTGCTATTTAATAACATATCCTTCTATCAATCAACCAACCTTCAAGAGGTTCAGAGTATCTCAGAAAGACCATGGTTTAGAGTTAAGATTTTAAGTTCTAAAGAACTGGACTGGAAATTTTGGAATGTCGGATCCTTTAACTGGAACAAGGTTCTGGTCTTATCAGAAACAAGTTATTATGGCGTAAACCCATCAGAAGTCTATAAGAGTTATACAGGAACAAACAAGATAGTCGTAGACGATAGCAGCCTACTGCGTTTCGGCAATTACAAGTATACGGCCTATATGGATGTTAACTGGAACCAACTGGTAGTAGATCCAGTTTAATATGGTATACTTATGGTTATGGATTCCTTAATAAACCCAAAAACTGGTGAACCGATTGTAAAAAATGTTAGACGTCAGGTAATTGAAAAGAATTACGACTGGGGTCTTTATGTGTATAAGAAAGCAAATGGCAAGTGGTTTACGGATGGAAACGGTTCTGTCCTCAATATCCCGTCAGATAAAAACGACATCTCCAGAATGGCAGAACTAAAAAAGACTGCAATGCATTACGGAGATCCAGGAGATGGTACCTGCGTATTTGTTCCAGGGCTAACAAGAGTAAGTGAAGAAGAATACTCAGAACAGGTTGATCGACTAAATGCTGGACTAATCCCTTCTCTAAATGACCTAGGTGCTGTCCAAGCAGCAAAAGATACAATTGCTAAATATGGAGATGAGGATTAATTATGCAAGACAATGAGTACGAAATTGGTGCAAGAATTGACGAAGCAATAAAGAAAGATGATACATTTGCAAAGTCAGACCCATTTGGTGGTAACTGGGAAACACTAAAATCTCTTGATGGATTAGATGCAAACTTTAAAAGACGCATAAGCAGATCTTCAACAAAAATGGTTGAGCCAACAACTCAATATACAACTGCAGCACTTGCTGGAAAAAGCGGTATTGATGGAGCACAATCAAAAGAGATAAACCCAGGGCTAGTATATGTAAACGGCTATGGAATGTTTGATGTAATTACACCACCTTGGAACCTTTATGAATTAGCAAACTACTACGACACATCATTTGCAAACCACGCAGCAATTGATGCTAAGGTAGAAAACATTGTTGGTCTTGGTTATGAGTTTAAGGTTTCTCAGAGAACAATGATGAGACTTGAATCATCAGAAGATAACAGTGCAACACAAAAGGCAAGAAAAAGAATTGAAAGAACAAAGATTGAAGCAAGAGACTGGCTAGAATCCCTTAATGACGACGACTCCTTTACTGCAACAATGGAAAAGGTTTACACAGACCTACAATCAACTGGAAACGGTTATCTAGAAATTGGTAGAACCACTCGTGGAGAAATTGGATACGTTGGACATATACCATCAACAACAATGCGAGTACGAAGAATTAAAGACGGTTACGTTCAAATTATTGGAAACAAGATTGTTTACTTCCGTAACTTCGGAGCAAAGAATAAAAACCCATTAACTACAGATGCTAGACCAAACGAGATAATTCACTTCAAGCAATACTCACCTCTAAATACATTCTACGGAGTGCCAGACATTATGTCGGCTATTAACTCACTACACGGAGACTCTCTTGCATCACAATATAATATTGATTACTTTGCAAATAAAGCAGTTCCACGATACGTTGTAACATTAAAGGGTGCGAAACTTTCTGGAGACGCAGAAGACAAGATGTTTAGATTCTTACAGACAAGTCTCAGGGGGCAATCGCACAGAACGCTATATATTCCACTTCCAGGTGATAGCGAAAATAACAAGGTTGAATTTAAAATGGAGCCCATCGAAGACGGTATACAGGACGGCTCATTTAAAGAGTATCGTAAACAAAACCGTGATGATATCCTGGTAGCACACCAAGTGCCACTGTCTAAACTTGGAGGTGGCGATTCTGGATCTATTGCAGCAGCACTTGCACAGGATCGCACCTTTAAGGAGCAGGTTGCAAGACCAGCACAAAGACAACTTGAAAAGATGATCAACAAGATTATTCGTGAAAAGACAGATATCATTGAGTTTGTATTTAACGAGTTGACATTGACAGATGAAATTGCACAGTCTCAAATCCTTGAGCGTTATGTTAAGAATCAGATCATGACTCCTAACGAGGCAAGAGTTGTTTTGGATATGCCACAAAGAGACGGTGGCGATGAAGTACTAGATCTAACTCCAGCAGGATCTGCAGAGGCAAAGACGACAAGAGCAAGAGACTCTGAAAGAACAAATAACAACTCTGACAGCACTTCAACAGTTGCTGGAAGAGCCCCAAAGGGAGAGGGAAGAAAAACTCCTTAGTGTCCAATATGTCCACATTGTGATATATGTATAAAAGGGGGTTTATAATATAATGGTGAGCAATATATCTAAGGCCCATTGGAATTCAGATGGGGAAAATCTTCGTCTTTCGATGCCTTTTAACAAGGTAGACAAAGAGCGACGAGTCGTTTCAGGTTTTGCATCATTAGACAATCTTGACAAGCAGATGGACATTGTTACATCTGAGGCATCAATGAATGCATTTGCAAAGTTTCGTGGCAACATTAGAGAAATGCACCAGCCATTAGCAGTTGGTAAGATGGTAAACTTTAAAGAAGATAAGTACTTTGATCCAGAAACTAAGAAGTTTTATAAGGGTGTTTTTGTTTCGGCTTATGTTTCTAAGGGCGCTCAGGATACTTGGGAAAAAGTTCTAGACGGAACGCTAACTGGATTTTCTATTGGCGGAAGAATGAACAAGTGGGATGACGGATTTGATGAAAAGTCAGACTCACAAATTAGAATTATTAAAGACTATGATTTAATAGAGTTGAGTCTTGTAGATTCACCAGCAAATCAGTTTGCAAACATTGTCTCTATTGAAAAGGTAGATGGAGTAGATGTATTTAAAGGTGACACAACAATTTTAGAAAATGTATTTTACGACAAAGCAAATGGAATAGTTTTAGCATCTGAAAATGAATCAGAACTTAGCCCAGTTTCTGGTGAGCAAATGGAAAATATAGGATTCGTTGAAAAAGCGGATGATGAAAAAACAACAATGATAAAATTCTTAGTTGATAGTGCTAAAGGCATTAATACTTCTAAGATTAACAAGGAGGTACAACCTATGACAAAATCAAAAACACAAGTTGAAAAAACAGATGTAGTTGAAGACGTTGTGGTCGCTCCAGAGGCAGATGCCGTGGTTGAAGAAGTTACCGAAGAAGTTGCAAAAGCAGAAGAGACAGAAACAGCAGATGTTGTTAAGTCAGACGATGTAGTTGCAGAAACTACTGAAGAAGCACCAGTTGCAGACTCAGTTGAAAAGGTAGCAGACGCAGACGCAGATGTATCTAAGTCAGATGATGTAATTGCAGAAGCAGTTACAGAAATCAAGAATAATCTAACATCAGCCTTTAGCGATCTATTGTCAACAGTAAAATCTTTGCAAGCAGAAGTAGAACTTCTTAAGTCTTCAAAGGTCGATCTTGACACAGTTAGAGGTTCATTTGAAGCAGTTGCAAAAGATATTGCAGCCGTGTCAAATGAATTTAATGAATTTGGAAAACGAGTAGATGCTGTGGAAGCAGAAACCGCATTCCGAAAGTCTGGAGATATCGGCGATATCTTTCAGTCTCAACCTGAAATGGTTGAAAAATCCCTATGGGGCGGTAGTTTCCTCAAAACAGCCGATCTATTCAAATAAAAAATCACTAGGAGGTGACAATATGTCAGAAGAAATAATCAAAAACCAGCCAGGCGCTGCGGGAGATCTAGGTGCAACAGCACCAGGACTTTACCAGGGCCAAGGTGCTTTCGCATCAGGTGGAATTGGTGGAGTATCAAACCCAGGTGCAGACACACTTGGAAACATTCCAACAGCAACTCTTGGAAGTACAAGCGGAGCAAACGCTGTTAACCCTAGTGGTTCAGCGGCTTCTGGAATTTTGCGCCCTGAGCAGGCACGTCGTTTTATCGACTATGTTTGGGATGCAACAGTATTAGCAAAGGATGGCCGTCGT